GTCTAAACAGGACGTTGGCTGTCTGAAAGATGTGTGCAAACGGAGAATGCAGACGGCGTGGGTGACGGGGGTACCTGGGACGTGGGTACCTGTTTTACACGCTTCTTGTGTCTGCAACGAGAAAGCTGCCTTGTTGATGCGATCTCTGGGAGAGACACCTGCTGTGGTCGATGGTGGCCGGCAACTGGCAGCCAGCTTCGGTTGGTTGCGTTCTGTTGCTAAGTCATTGGGCACTGAACCCCTCTCCCACCTCGAAGTGGTCCGCGGGTATAAAGGTAAGATGCGGATTAGGTACGAAACAGCTGAAGAAAGCATAAGGATCGATGGGCCCGTCACGTCCAAAGATGCCAGGTTGGGTGCTTTCCTCAAAGTTGAGAAATTCAATGCCATGAACAAGTTGGCCAAACCTCGTATGATATTTCCCAGGTCATACAGGTATAACTTGGAATTGGCAACTCGACTTAAACAGTTCGAACACGATCTCTGGCCAAAGCTGAGATCGCGAAAAGACTGGGGCGTACCGCGTACGAGGGTTGTAGGCAAAGGATTGGGGCCACGAGCGAGGGCTAGACTCGTGGTCAGTAAGTTCGAGGGCATTGGTGATGGTTGCGTCTGTTTTGAAGTGGACGCTGCTTCTTTTGAGGCACATCTGGATGTATCGCAGCTTAAGCTTGAGCATGGTGTATATCGCGCCGCATTTCCTGGTGACGCTGGGTTGCAGCGTTTGCTCGCTTGGCAGCTTGATAACAAAGGTACAACCACCGGCGGAGTGAAATTCGGTCGCAGGGGCGGTAGGGCTAGCGGGGACTTGAATACAGGCATGGGGAACTCCCTCGTCATGCTTGCAATCGTTGACACCGTCTTGAGACGTTTTCGTCTCACCAAACGTGACTGTTTGGTTGATGGTGATAATGCATTGGTATTCCTTCGTGCGTCTGAGGCCCGTGCTGTGATCGACGGTTTCGCTGCGGTGGCTCGTGAAGTGTCAGGTCACGAGATGGTACTTGAGAGACCAGTTGTTGTTTTGGAAGAGGTAATTTTTGGGCAGTCGTCGCCCGTTTGCGTCGATGGGGATTGGGTTATGGTTCGCCATTGGAAAAAGATTTTGTCTCAGGGTACGTCTAACCACATACACCTTAGGGAGCCATCTTTTGCCATCCAGTTCCTACGTGGTGTTGCGCGGTGTGAGTACTCTCTTGCCAGGGGTATTCCTATCGTTCAGCGTTGGTGCAAATTGTTGGCTGATGCTGTTGGAGAAGGGCCATTGCCATCTTCGGACTTCTACAGGGATTACCTTGAAATGGGTGCGTCTCTGTCCAGTCCTGTTGAGGAGCTTCCTGTTGGGGCATCCACTAGAGAGTCGTTCGCCAGGGCTTTCGGGGTGTCTCCAGGAGATCAGCTAGTGTTGGAAAACTCGCTTCAGTGCAAGCTGAATTTGTCTCGTGGCAGAGATGAGGAGTTTTTCAGTTCTGACAGTTGGTTCTCAGCTAGCCCAGGTTTGGTGGAACCTTGGCTAGAACAGTGAAGTTGTCTATAGTTTGTGGACGCGCCTAGGTGTAGGCGGTGAAGAGCTCTGAATGGTTCTGGTCAGTTGTTAAGAGGCGTGGTCGGCCAACTACACGGTTGTATCAGCGACTTGCCACACGAGACCATGTTCCGTATTTGGCTCGGCCAAGTATCCGAGGCCCGGCAGTTGGCGTAGAGGTTCAGAAGGCTGCAGTGACGTTTACGTTGCGGGTCGTAGAAGTCGGTTGGGTAGTGCTGAAAGGCCAACTACTTGATAGGTTCTCATACGGGGGCCGTGGTTGCCACGCACTATGTGCTTGCGTCACGGTCTGAACGGGTAATGGGTCTGGTGAAACGGACCAGCCATCATCTTCGCAACTAATGCAGGTGGTTCAGAGGTTGCCTCTGGCCGGATTCCGGGAGTTATGCTCCGGACTGTGTCGATGATTGTGCCCACAAGTAATCCACCGATAGACTGATTTAGGCGGCGCTGGTAGAGGGCCGGTCGCCACTTGTAGGCGTTGTATCTGTGTTTGTGGTATTAGGAAAAAGGGCGGGGAAAGCGCAAGTTCAACTTGGATCCGGTGTGAACTAGGGGGGTGTCATGCTATGCCTTTGGCTGCTCGGGTGCAAGAACAGTCTGATCTGGGGTTCCGTGGTAGGATCCAGAAATAGCC